AAACTCTCTGGCTAGTTGCGCGGCTGTCATAGATCGAACCCGTTGTTAGGGGCTTGTCGTTCTTCTACGTGGAGAGTCTGGCCGCCAATAACGGTATTGTCAGCGCCAGGGCTCGGCGAGTACACCTCCTTTTCTAGAGGCACGACAGCCCCGGAACTCGCCGCCATGGTTTCAACGCGTTTCTTCTCGCGTCCGATCCAGTCCACAAAATCTGTGAAAGGTTTAAGGTCATCCTTATTCCCATCGAACGTCTCTAGCGCCATGGCGGACCCCAGCTTACTGCCAGAGGTTTCAATGACATCAAGAATAGTCGAGGAAGCGGTCGAGCACACGTTTAGATGGTTCGTGAGTTCCATCTTAAGCGAATTGTCGATTGGAGTGCTCAACGTCCTGACGTGCAGACTAGTGGCTTCAACGAGGACCGCGATCATTGCACCCACGCACGATTCGAGACTTTTGACGGCGTAACCTACCGCTTCTTGTGTGTTCGTGGCTTGGATGCCGCTGTACTTGTTGAGCGGGTTTGGGTCTAGTTGTGTATTCAGCATGTAGAGGTTTGAGTGTGGTGTAGGTCGGTATGTAGATCAGGCTGGTGTGGGTTCAAGTTCGTTTTTGTCAGGTTTTACGTTATCTAGGACCCATTGAACGCAGAGATCGACTGGCTGAGGAGTATACCGCTCACAACGCGCTGTATCGTGAGTATTTTGCAGAAGCTGCAAAGCAGTTGAACGCAAGGGGAAAATATCCGCCAGATCTGAGTACACATTCAAGATCATGTAGGGACTCCCGTTACCCATAAGAGCTTTGTGACCGTCTGGGATAAAAGCTCCCAGAGCACAAGCGTTGCCGCGCTCATCGCGAAACACACAAACTCCACTAAATTCGTCTAAGGCTTGACCGCGCTCGGGCATCTTTTCGCGCAACTTCTCAATGATCCGGGCGCGCGTCCAGCCGTTAATCGGTACGTACTTACCCACTTCTAGTTCCTCGCGATAACAGAAAGGGTTGAGACATCCAAAGATTCCGAACAGGCCCACCGTTCAGCGCAGTGCCGCGCCTCCTCTTCTGAGTCGTCTTCGACGATGATGTAAGTCGAGTATTGGTTGCCCCAGGAATCGAGGGCAACGATCGAGTATTCGCGACGTTCTTTGGTCAGCATAAGTGTTCAGCGTGCAGACCGGCGCTACCGGGCGTATCCTCGTCAGTACGGGAGCTACCCGTAGACGGCCGAGGCCGTTTCGGATCTAGTCGATTACGTGTTCCCGGACCCAGGCGATGCACGCCAGCTTCGGAGACGCATACTCCGATAGATCATCGTTCCATCTATCATGTACGCACTGAAACAAATCTAGGGTTTCTAGAGTAATGGGCATGTAGTCTTTGACTTCAGGGTACTCATTCAGCAGGGCTTTGACGTATCCGATATACCCCAAAGCTTCCCTAAAGGTGTCTGGGATGAACGCTCCAATCGCACAAGCCTTTCCGTCATCATTGCGGTACTGACACATATCGCCGTCCTCTTCTATACATCTTCCAGAATCAGGCATCATTTGTTCGAGCTTGTCGATGATTTTAGCTTTAGTCCAGCCGTTGATTGTCTTCACTTTCATTGTTCTTCTTTTTGTTGTTATGGTTCCGAGGCTTCGAGGCTCAGTAAGGCTTCGAGGGTTTCAGCGGGGTTCGCGGCGAGTACGTTAAATCCCAATAGCACGCCGAGTTCATACACCGCGTCATTCGCTGTTTCTGTGTAGTGCCATAAGCCTAGATGGCTGCATGCTTCATCGCCGCGCACGGCGGCGATTCGGATCCCGATTCAGCCGTTCTCCAGTTTTGAACTGTCCCCACCTGTAAACGCTGATATCATCGTGGTTTCGCCCGCAGCGATGAATCTACGACATGCGTCCTTAGCTACTTCTAGCTCTTCTTTTGTGAACGGTGCACTCACAGGATCACCAGATCCCCTCGAAAGCCAAGAGCACGCGCGGCGGCTACCAGCGCGACACGGACCGCACCATCTCCGCAACCGCCGAACGACGCGCGGAAGCTAAACCCGGCCTCGGTAAAAGCCTCCTCGATCGCGGAAGATCGTTTGTCATAGCCGTAACCAAAAGCGGTTCCGGAACCGCTCCCTGATTGTTCGCCCTTGCCGCAGTACCAGACAGTCGCGTAGACCGGAGAAGCTCCGCGCGCACGCCGAGCCATGTACAGCCGTACATCGAGAATAGTCCGCGATGCATCACGCTTGAGTACGACTTCGTGTCTCTCGATGGTCTCTTTCGCTCCACCGTAGTTGGTGCCTTCGTACTGGCATGCGTCACCCATCGGCGCTCGCGCTTCGTTCCAGGCGTACCCAAGGCGTTGCCGGTCTACGTAAGCCACCGAGCCGGGTTCGGGTTCTTCGGATTCGAGCCGCCAGTGCCCATTCCTACGGACGCGCATTCGCTTGTAGCCTGGCTCGGAAGGATACGGGAAACGTTTGGGAGTTCCATCAGCGTTGTGTGTCTTGCTCTCTTTCATGGCTGTGCCCATGTAGGGTATCGAGTTGCCGTCCGTGGCACTTGGCTTCCATCCTTACAGGAAGCTACGGTGACCCTGGAGTCACTGCGGGCTACTGCGCGAGCCCTTGCGGTAGTCGAGGTTAGTCGAGGCAGGACACGGGTACTAGCTCCGCGTCGAAGGTAGCTACGAAGAACGCGGCATCTTTTTGTAGAGCCTCGGGCATCTCAGATAACCCGTTGACTCCGAAACCCACATGGAGCGGGCAGTTATTCCATGTGTGACAGCACCAACAGGTGCGTATGTCAGATAGATTCACGGCGGAATGATCAAAGAAGTCCCGTACACCTGTGCTCAACCAGTCTTCCCAGGTTTGACTATTTGGTACCGTCGCACCTTCCAGGCTGGCATCTTCCAGGTTGGCACCTTTCAGGCTGGCACCTTTCAGGCTGGCACCTTTCAGGTTGGCACCTTCCAGGCTGGCACCTTTCAGGTTGGCACCTTTCAGGCTGGCACCTTTCAGGTTGGCGTGTTTCAGGTTGGCGTAGCTCAGGTTGGCACCTTTCAGGCTGGCATCTTCCAGGTCGGCACCTTCCAGGTCGGCACCTTTCAGGCTGGCACCTTTCAGGTCGGCACCTTCCAGGCTGGCATCTTCCAGGTCGGCACCTTCCAGGTTGGCACCTTCCAGGTCGGCACCTTTCAGGTTGGCACCTTTCAGGCTGGCACCTCTCAGGTCGGCACCTTCCAGGCTGGCATCTTCCAGGTCGGCACCTTCCAGGTTGGCACCTTCCAGGTCGGCACCTTTCAGGTTGGCGTGTTTCAGGCTGGCACCTTTCAGGTCGGCATCTTCCAGGTTGGCATCTTTCAGGTTGGCACCTTTCAGGCTGGCACCTCTCAGGTCGGCACCTTCCAGGCTGGCATCTTCCAGGTCGGCACCTTCCAGGTTGGCACCTTCCAGGTCGGCACCTTTCAGGTCGGCACCTTCCAGGTTGGCGTGTTTCAGGTCGGCACCTTCCAGGCTGGCGTGTTTCAGGTCGGCACCTTTCAGGTCGGCATCTTCCAGGTTGGCACCTTTCAGGTTGGCGTGTTTCAGGTTGGCGTAGCTCAGGTAGGCACCTTCCAGGTCGGCACCTTTCAGGCTGGCACCTTTCAGGTTGGCGTGTTTCAGGCTGGCACCTCTCAGGTCGGCACCGGCTAGATGGGAATAGGGAGCGATTGCGTACCCTTTATAAAGCTTGTTCACTCTTGACGCCCCTCGACAAGACTCGACGGCACCATCTCCAGACTGATAGTCACTACAAGCCGCGAAGCGAGATCGGGTACGACCGCACCCCGGTTCTCGGCGATGTTGTTGAAGTCCTGAATACCTTTGTGTGACCAGGTGATCCGTCCTAGGCGTCGGACCGCGTCAGCGTGTAGCTTGAAAGCATACGCGGTAGGAGTGAACGCAGGACCGCAGGACATACCGCGGAGCGAAACTACCCACGCCTCCTCTTGCGGTACCTCGTCCATGCAGTCGCACTCGAATGCTTGCCAAGCGAGTAGAATCTCAACGGGCGTAGGTGTGTGTCGTTGGGTTGTCTTCATTGTGTCGTGTCGTTGTGTTGTCCGAATGAGATTCGGAAGGCTCCGAGACTCAGGAAGAGTCCGGCGAATTGTGTTGGGGGCACTCGGTCGTCCTCGAACCCGCACTCTAGCCGCAGCTTACCTAGGTTGAGTGCGAGACCTAAGAAGAACCTTTGTTGTTCGGGGATCACGAGCGGCCGAGGGTCTCGTAGCAGTTGTTGCAAGCCATGTCGCCGCAGCCGATACGACGTACGGCTGCCATGACCTCTTGCGGGTCCGGGTGCAGCGATGTGCAGTCGCCGCAGTACACAAGCCCGGTCGAGAAGAGCCAGCCGACGATGTCCATACTCCGCGATGGCAAGTAGGCAAGCGGCGAGGGCGTGTGGACCGTCTGAGGTCCAGGGACGATCAACACGATGATCCCGTTGAACTGTTGAGGCATTGTTAGGCCGTTGTGAGAGTAGTACGTCAAGCCGTTGTGAGAGTGGCTTGACCGCTTGGTCTTCGAGTCACCGAAGGTAACCGAAGCTGCAAGGTATATCGAACGGCGAGCTTGATTGTTTCGGGGTATCCTTGGCTTTTCTTGGGTAGTGGAGGTAAGTCGTGGATTGACAAGGGTTTACGACGGTGGATGATTTCACAAAAGCAGCCAAACCTGTGCAAATCCGAACAAAGCCCTAACACACTGCCATTCTGGCATAGTTAGAGTGTGGTCCTAGTGCTATCTAGGTGTCTCCCCCTAAGTATAAACCCCAAAAGCAAAGGCTCACAGTCTCTGTAGGACTATGTAACCGATTGTCAATGCCCTACTTATGGTCGATGCCCTGCCACCTCGCACGGCACACCGCGCAGAAAATACGGATTTCCGGAAAGAGGGCGGCGACCCCAAGGGGGGAAGGAAGGTCAAACATACACAACATAGGGGGGCTCGTACCGCTAAGCAACTTTTTGGTCGGTACGTTGAATGTAAATCAGGAACCCTGACGCTTGATAGGAAGTTAGGGGGAAGATAGCACCCCTTACAGAGCCCGAACCAAGACGCTCTACAGGGGGATCTCTTCGACCTTTACGTGGACCCAACCAAGACGCTCTAAAGGAGCCCTCGCGCACGCATGCGTACCTATGTATAACCATATGTACCTTCGCCTTTCCTCCTGATTGGGTGCGGTTCTCTTTTTACCCTCTAAACGGGCACCAAGTGGGGCTTATCTTCCCCTCAACTTACCCACCGTTTTTAGGGTCCCCACCATACACAAAAATAACAAGACTCCCGACGCTCCCACAGCACGCTCTACTATCAGTATCCACCCAGCTTCCCCTCACAGCTCCTGTAGTGCCCCGTGCTGGACTCTAGAAGGATCCGAGTGTAATCCTTCATATCGCCGTCAAAGTCCAGCAGAGAGCCTTACAGAAGCTTCAGTCGAAAGGTTCCCGCTCACTCAAGTTATGCTTGTGTAAGCGCCCCAGAGCATGAAAAGAATCGAGCGGGAAATCCATTGAAGCTCCGCAGGGCTCAGCTAGATTGGTCGGATGCAAAGCGAAGTAGAAAGCAACAGCAGTTTTTGGAGCACGTGCGCGAACTGCGGGAAGCACGAGCGCGCGGTGGAGATGACCGATCGTGGCGATGATGTGCTCTGGTGCGGAGACTGCTACGGGATGAACGTCGAGCTACCGGCGGCGCGCGAGCGCGTGTCCGCACTAGAGTCGCATCTAGCGACGGCGCAACTGCTTCTCGATAAATGCTTGCGCGACCGTAGGCAAGAGCGCGGAGAAGATCTAGCGCAGCTCGCGGTGGTTAAGGATGAACTCGACGAGCTACGCGAGCGCGCCCGCGAGCACCTGACGGACGTTCGGGTGATACACGAAGACGCCCGGCAGAAGGACGCGCGGCTCGCGGAGTTGGAACGCGAAGTCGAGGGGCATCGCGAACTGAGGTGCTCGATCAATGAGCAAGCGCGGTGGCTCTCGGTGACGATCGCACTGCCGTTCGTTGAAGCGGATCAGATCCGGATGGCTACTGAGGACTGGATCGTTGAACGGATCAAGTCGGCGATCGAATCAAGTCCGGCGCACCTTGACTTGAGCGAGCGTGAAGCGCGGGAGATTTCTGTCTTATCCGAAAACTAGGAGATACGCTATGAACGCACTACCTTGTCCCTTCTGTGGCGGCAACGAAATCGAAAACATGACCACGTTCTTTGGTTCCGGAGTGGATCAGACGATCTACGCCATGAAGTTCTGTGACACGTGCGGCGTCGAGGGTCCCGCAATTAGCGTCACTGCTGACGATCTAGAACCCGAGGAAAGGCTTCTAGAAGTTTGGAACAAACGCTCACTTGTCGGAGTACTCGCTAACACGCCAGGAAAACTCGTATTTATCCCTTGCACTGAAGATCCAACAACCTAAGATGTTCCCGTAACGCTCAGGCGTCACCCACCGAACTGTAATGCAGCCCTCCCTCCGTGCCTACGCCGAACCGCACTCCCCCAGTCAGCGGCACCAGGGATCGAGCGCTTACAGGAGTCTCCTCCAGGGCTCACTAGTGGGTGACGCCACTTTCTTTACCTAGACTTTCAGATGGCACGTAAGATCACAATTGCAGAGCTGGGGAGTGCGGGTATTACCGCACCTGATCGGCATCATTCCCGTAAGCTTTTTCTAAGCCACAGTCGGCAGATTGCTGATATTTCAGATCTCCCGCCGCCGCCTGGAGACATCCGACTAAGGGACCACATGCACCGTGTGGTACACTTGTTTAGCCAGCTGTCTACTTGGAGCAACTCGGGTAAACCTGGGGATCAGCGACGGCTTCGCCGAAAGGTCGAAGCTCTTGTGCAAATTCCTGACGACTGCGAGCGTTCTGAGGGAACGTTTTGGGATCAAGTCACGCTTCCGGTGCTTGAGCGTTTGGGTGAAGTTGCTACGTTCTACGCTGAGATCCTGTGGGTTGCCAATCTTTATGAGGAGTGCGACTGATGAAACAACGAGCTGAAACACAAAACGAGCTTATCGTCATGGAGGATATCTCAGATGGAGCACCTAACACTCCTGTCTGCGCAAAGGATATCCCTGATCGCAAGTACTGGCTCGATGGACCTATCCGCGGAGGCGCCGAGTTCTCCTGTAACTCGCATAGGTGGCTAGGGCATTACCAGGATACCGAGACGATCGATGCGCTCCTGGGATCACCTGAGGATCCTGGGCAGATTAAGATGCACCCGATTCTTGACGGTTGGCGCGTGCGGATGCAGGTATCCGTTAAAGGCGCAGTAGACTTCATTATCGATCCTCGTGTACCCTACTCTGATCGGGTTCTAGCGCTAGAGCCCTACATGCGGCATTCGTCGGATACCCACAATCTGCGGGAGTATCTACAGACGCGCGAAGACCGACTCTGGGCCAGTGGAGTGTACTTACCGCAGAGGGCTAATACCCCGTACCCTGCTAAGATGCTAGGCAAGTTCTGGCTACAGGGGTTCCTGTGGGACAACAGTGAAGGTCTATCGCATCCTGGGCGTATCGTAGACTTTGATATGGTGCAGTCGGATATCCTCGCGCTCCAGATTCCCCACGTGCAAGATCTTGGCACCTACGAGGTACTTGAGCGTGACTTCATCAGGAGCGTAATCGGGGTTGACGGTACACCACCGCGAGCGCAGTCTTTCGGGTTTGACGCCTATAAACCTGTGCCTGGTGTGTTCGTCCATGACCCGTACTTCGTAGACAAAGAGGGCATGCAGCTTCATGCGCAGTTCCTCAACCATGAGTACAAATCGTACTTGGATCTAGAGAAGAACCCTCGTGACGGGTACCTGTATTGAAATGAAGAAGCTCAAAGCAAAAGACCTGTTCACCCACAATTCTCCCCTTCTGCCCGCCAAAACGCGGACGCAAACCTGGGCCTACTGCATCGAAGCAACTTGGAACGAAGAAAGCACAGCGGGCGATCTGACAAAAACAAGGGTGTTCAAGTACCGGGTCCCGCGGGGGATGCCTTGGGAGGAAGCGGTCGAAGATGCGAGGGAGTACCTGGAAGGTACATATCCGTTCCGAAACTACGTGTATCTCCAAAGGTACGAACTAGACCGATGATCAAAAAGATTTGCCGAGAAATCTCCTGGACTGTCGGAGTCTACTACTTTGAACTCAAGTACTTCGCGGTTGAGTGTTTCGAACGGGCGCGTAAACGCGTGTCTGACTGGTGGACGGGCGGATGAACTACAAAGGCGTTTATACCTACCGGGGTCCTGAACCAGACTGGACGGTCTTTTGGGTTTGCCTTGGTCTGTGGTGGATTCTGGTGCTGAACGTACTGTGATCGAATGAACTACACAAGATACAAACAACCTACCGATTGGTTCGAGGCGGCGATTATCGCTGTGTGCCTCATCTATCTCCTCTACCACGCACTGACCTGATGGCGAATCTTTACTCAACGGACTTCCCTACTTTCGTGGAAGCCACAGCAACCAATGAAGGCCCGCAGCTAGCAGGGGGCGATCTGAAAGCATTTGGTTTGGTTCTAGAGCTTGCCGCGGAGACCGGCGAAGTTGTCGAGGTTTTCCAAAAGGCTTCCCGTCGTCGCAAAGGTCGATTGACGGCGGAGGATATTGATCAGATCTTCGAAGAAGTCGGAGATGTTCTATGGGCCGTTCAGGCTCTTTGCAATCATTTCGAGTTCAGCGAAGAGCACATCAAGGAATCTGTGATGCAGAAGCTCAGGGAGCGCCTCAATGCTGAAGATTGAAACTGAGACGGCTAGCGCTTCTGTCTTCCAGCACACTACGCCTGAGAGTTACAGTGTGCACTGGCGTTACAGGCAGTCTGGTGTGGGCGGCGTTATGAATGGTGTGAGCAAAGTAGGCGCGAGCGAAAAGCTCGATACTTTGTTTTCAGAACGAGATCTGAAGCTTATGCGCGAACTGCTGGGAGCACAAGATGACGCTTGACGCCCGCCGTAGACAGGAGTTTGACCGTCTCCGAGTAGAGAATATGAACCTGGTACAGCAAGCGGGGTCGCTGCGTCGGGACGTAGAAGAGCTCCGAGACGGTCAGACCGAATTAGAGTCGGACCTGGCGACTCTTGATACAACCGTAAGTACACTGGCGACTGACGCGGCGGCTACGTCAGTAGCGGTATCCACGAACTCGGGCAATATCAGCAGTAACACAGCTGATATCGCTACGAACACAGCTGATATCGCTACGAACACAGCTGATATCGCTACGAACGTTGTCAATATCGCGGCGAACCTGATTGCTATCGGGACCAACACGGGTAATATCGCTACGAATGTCGCGGACATCTCGGACAACTCAGACGATATCGCTACTAACATCTCTGATATCGCCGACAACGCGGCAGATATCGCGACTAACATTTCTGATATCACCGACAACGCGGCAGATATTCTGACGCTTGACAGCGATAAGGCGGATAGGACTGAGATATTCCAGGCTGCTGATCAGACCCTGACTGGTAACCGCATCATCGACAATGACGGAGATGGTTATTACACGCTGTTTAGTCTGACCGATGTCGGCGGCACCACTAAGACTGCTTCTCTCTTGTGTCAACCCACGACTCCGCGCTTTCTTATGAGCGCTTCGGAGACTGGGGGTAACCCGTCTATGTCACTTGCGGTCGTCAGCGACGACTTGCAGTACACGTTTACGCTGGGAGCGCACCATACCGTTAACGGCGATGCGGGTGATGCGGGCGACTGCTACATGTCTAAGGGCAGCGGTGAGGCTCCGGTATGGCAGCCCCCCGTTATGTTTGCACAGGCGCGACTCGTCTCTACGACCTTCACGTCCACAGAGGATGCGTCTAACCCCGTCACTGCTCAGGCCGTATTCGAGTTTGACACTGAAGATGGGCCCTGCCCAGCCATTAGCTTTGACACAGGTACGCACGAGTTCACTGTGACTGCTGTTGGAGAAGGCGCGGATCTTTGTCACTCCGTCCATTCTGGGCTTGATGGCACGACCAACCGCTACACGCCGTTCCTCTCGCTGGAGATGTATAACACGTCTACTCTGGTGTGGGATGAGATCGCCACGGACGCCAGCTACTCGGGTCGCTCTACGGGGCACCCTAACGCTTCAGCGTCTATTCCGGGCTTCAAAGTCTTTGCGGTATCAGAAGGTGATCGATTCAGAGTCCGAGAAGCCTGTCGAGATGACGGTGGAACCGGAGCTACTTACGTGCCCGAGCGGTGCTGGTGGGGTATTACTGTGGTGACACGATGAGTGGATCGCGCGAAGACGACTTGATCAAAGGCTATCAGTATGAGATCGCCTGTCTTAAAAAGGATCTAGAAACAGCCTACTTGCTTCTATCTGAGGTGCCCCTCTTGTTCGACGGGGACCGCTGGCGCCGGTTCTACTTCGATAACTTCGATTGGGTAGAGAGGTGCGAAGATATCGGCGTAGACTTCGGTGAAGGTTTAGACGCATTCTAAAACTGAGCGGAGGTACGGACTAACCTTGGACCTCCGCTCAGTTCAGATAGATCACCCCCTCTACAGCCGGATTTGCTGGAGCAGCACGATACCGGCGACGACAGTAGGACTGTTTGGGAGGAACGGGCCTAGGTCAAACTCGCGTAGTGGGACGTTCTCTTCAAAGGCCAGGGCTGCGCACTCAACCACAGCTTGTCGGATATCGCCGTACTCACAACGGGTTTCCCAGCCAATCTCGTCTAGGTCTAGAATAGACCCGAGCGTATTAGGGTCTGTTACGCCGTTAGCTCGGCGAGTTCGCTCTTGCTCGACCACCCACCTTGCACTGTCAGTATCAAAACGGAGACGAACGCCTTGCGTATCAATCGGTTCGAAGAGTTCTTGCGGCATGTCTAAATTAGAGAGTAAAGGTTCCGGGGCAGCCGATCTCCATCGAGTCGGCCCAGTTAAGGTTGGTGGGACGGTCCATGTTTTCGATCATCGAGTCCCAGAGGTTTTCGTTACGCGCCCGTTCTTCGGAGCGGGCATCGAGAGCGATGCTATCCGAGAAATGCGCGACAAGCATAGCCAAGCAGTCCAGGCGGTCATCATGCGCCAGACAGCCTCTTTCATCGGTAAGGTGCGTAAGTTGATAGAAGAGCTGACGGTCCCTGGCTCTAGTCTCACTGTCCGCGTCATGCGCCACTCTGTCGGACTTTGGAAGACTCTCGTGCATGACGAGCTTGTGTGCTTCCAAGATCGGCGACAAAGTGTCGATGATTCGTCGCTCTTTGACTGTGCTGTGCTTAACTTCCTCGACAGTACACGGGTATATTCGGTTCAGTGCCGGACGGAGCAACTGGAGAAACATGCCGTCCCCGAAGTTCGCCTCGACTACTATTCGTTGGGCGCTGACTCTCTTGGCTTCGAGGGCGATGGCCTCCAAGGTGCTTTCTGCGTATCCGGAGAGCATCCCAAGGCACCTGTGTACGAAGATTTGACCCGAGTAGATCGAGCCTGAGATCACGGCTGTCTCGTCTTTACCACGACCTGACGGATCTACACTGAGAATAGTCTTCTGGAAAGGCACCCAATCGCCTATGGTGTCCGCGGCATTGTAGAACCCATCACCCTGCATGCCCACGTTATCCGCATCGACCATCTTGTACTTACGTTGACAGCTATGTACGTAGACCTCACGAGCACGCTTGACCTCAAAGGGGGCGAAGATAATGTCCTTTGTTTTCAAAGGGTACTTCTCAGCATCGGCCAATGCGGTACTGAGCATAAACTGCAAAGCAAATCCAAGTGCGCCGTAACTGATTCTCCGCTCTTCAATATCGTCAACGTGAAATCGACTGGGCTCGACGGGAGCGCCGGGAGCCTCCCCGTCAGCAATCATTTTCTGGACGGAAGGGGCCAGATTTCCTCTGTATCCTATGAGCGTCTCCTCATCAGGGACGCGGATCGGCCAGATGCGGGGCACGTATCCACGTTCCTCCAGCTGGAGGTAGACAGTCTCCATGCTCTGTGGCGTGCCGAGAACACGAACCTTAGGATCCACGTTGACACGTTCGTCTTTAGGCAGAAGGACGGCATCGACCTCCTTAACAGCTTCAGAGAGGTTTTCTCGCTGCGCCGGAGTACCGCTGTTTGCGGGGACTTCGACATCGTCCATAACAATAGTGGACGCGCGACTACCAGCGATCTGTCCCGTGATACCAATGGCCTTTACACTCGGCGAATGCTTGGGGGTACAAGCTCCTACGTCGAAGCTGACATTACTGTCGCGATCTCCTCTGTTCCTGTCGGGTGTTAGATGCTGAAGGAAATCAACTTCCCCAATGAGCCTACGCGTGAACTGTACGAACGCATCTGCGCGGTCCTTGCTCGCGCTAACAACAAGGATGACCTCCTCCGGGTTGAACCAGAGAAGCCAGAGACAGTAGGCGGAAGTGATGTAACTCTTACCAACGCCGCGGAAACCCCAAGTCTGGCTACGCTTAGGACCGAACTGTAGCCAGTCACAGATTTCTTTTTGTACCGGCGTGAGAGGCGGAAGTCCTAGATGCTTCCAGATCGCTTGCGCGAAATTCCGGAACAGTCTGAAAGGATGTTCTTCACTCATTAAATACACTCATCCTAGTGATGTTTAGGCAAAACAAAGCTGTCTTCGAAGATCTTCTTAAAATCGCTAATTCTTTTTCTAGCAATGTCGAAAAGATAGCGAGCACCCTAGACGATATTGATGAAGATTTGTTCGATCTGTGCAAGCTCCAAGAGACGGGAGATTCGCGAACTCGTCACCTGGAAGAACTGCTTCTAATCGTAATGAACAACATCGAGATTGGACATGACCCCCGAAAACTTCAAGGCCAAGTATGGGCATCAAACCGAAACCTCTTTCTTTCTGCCGGGTTCGAGCGCAACGCTCGCGGAGTATGGGGTACGGAAGCAGCTTCGTGAAAAACTCGAAGAACTCCAAGAGAGCTGTCCTCTCCCGATGGCAGTCCGACTATGCTTCTCGATTAAAGGCTTGCGAGCGGGCGCAGACTTCGCGTGTTGCCGAGTATCGACGACTAAGGCGTTTGGTCGGCACTGGCTCATTACGATCAACCCAGGTCTCACGGCGAACGAGGCGCTTGATTGCCTCATACATGAATACGCTCATGCAATGACGGAGTGTATTGGTGGTACCGAGCTTACCGATACGCTCTGGGGGATTGCATACGCCAAGGCTTACGCCTCGGTTCACGGACCGCATTAAGAGCACCATTCGCTCCCTGCGGCTTCGTCGAACTGGATACCAGATAGTTTAGCCACTGGGCCCTGCGGGTTCGCCTTCTTCTCTCCTTCTAGGGTGAGGGGTCGGTGCCCCCGGTCCTTCAGGTACTTGCGGATCATCTCGATTTTATCCACAGTCACTGAGTCGTCTTTCGCCCAGCGTAGAAGAGTATCAGCTACTGCCTGGTCGATGTCGTCGTATTGATCTCTCATCGGATGTACTCGCGAATGATTACGCGGAATGCTTTGTCAAGAACGATATCTCCTGCGGCCTGTGAACAGGTTGCGCGGAGGTTGATTGTGGTGTTAACCGCGAAGTCGGCGAGGTAGTGGCACTGCAAAGCCGCGGTTGAGTCGTGGGCTCCCGTAACGCCACCAGGCATGCCGAGGGCTACACGCGGTGATTCATCGTAGACGGTTAGACCGTCAGTGCTCGTCAAAGCACAAGCTGCACTAGGGGCGTTGCTGTTGGTGGCAACCACGATGCTTCGTGCGGTTCCCTCTACAACGATCTCGTACTTACCTGCGGGTACGATTATGCCTGTGTCGCCACTGACGGAGATTGCTCCACCTTCCGGAGTTCCCAGGGCTTGCTCCACCTGCATATCCATCTGTTCCTGGAACTGCCAGACAAAGGCTGAGTTGCCGACATACGCGCCGGTAAGCTCTTTACCCAGACGGGCATCTGCGGAACTTGTGGCATCATCTTGGACCCTTAGGATCGTGACTGATCCCTGAGTGTTCTTGATTTCAAAGCTAGGCGTTCCATCGTCTACGACAATCAACCCCTTACCGGCGTCTCCTGCGGTTACCGGCGGAAGCACACCGGAGCCGGTAAAGAAGTTCTGTACCCAAGACACCGTCGTAACGTCAGTGGAGTCCACCGGCTCTCCAACATTCTTGATCGGCAGTGTCTCACCGAGCCAGGCCGTCTCCGAGAAGTTCTTGCGCAGACCCAAAGAGGACTCTAGCGAGTACTCTTCAATAGCGTAGAGAGCCTGTTTGAACGCGATGTCAACCTCGCGCGCCCTGATTGATGAAGGGGACGCGAAGCTTACTAGAAGCGTGTCTACGGGTGTTTCTCGGAATATCGTGACTACCTCACCGCCTACTAGGGTTGTACCTGAGTAGACGAGAGTGGTGCTGTCTGAAAGACTCCAGTCAGTCGAGGGCATGTCGTCAATCGTTAGACGTAGGTGTCCCTCGCTGATATACGGGAAGGTGAATGCAAAGTTCGTCTGACCCGCGGTTGCGGTATAGCTAACAGTCGGCATATTACTGGCCCGGAATGCGGATTACACCGGGTCGGCGGAATTGTGCCCGCTCTTTGGAGCGTCGGCGGATTTCAGAGCGAAGGTTCGGGCGTTCCCTTTGGAGATCCTTCCAAGCCCTGTCGCGGTACTTACGGAAGATCGAATTGATTCTGCTCAGGCGGGGGCTGTTCTCACCGTTCGGACCGTCATCGGGGTTGAGGCGGCTGTATGACGTGCTTCCGAATTCCTTTCGGAGCGCTTGTCGCAAGCTCATCCCCTGGACCGTGGTCGTCCCTGTCAGTTCCAAGTAACGGTCGTAGGCGGTTTGTCCATCCGCGCTGAAGCTATCTTCGAGCAGATCCACGCCTTGCTTAGTCGTCAGAGGCATCCGGAATCCATAAGCAAAGCGCCCCAGCTCCTGATTGACCTTAGAGTCCTTTACGGTCGAGATACGGAAAGGGTTAAACAGTGAGAGTTCCGCAGCCTCGATCTCCATAGCTTCACCCATGATGTTTCGACGCGTCGGGAGCTTGTCGCTCAAGCCGGGCATCCTGGACATTAGAACGTCCATAGCACTGCGGACCTCCTGTAGCTCAGGGTCTAGAGTTCTTTCGACGCCAGCAACAGCTGTCGGGATGAAGCCGCCCAGGGTAGCACCCAGAACGCGTTCTCCCGATTCCTCAGGATCTGTAACAAGGTTCAGCAGGTTGCTCAAGCCCTGTGCGTACGTCTTACTGGTCAAGTTGTTCGCAGCGCCCACGGCTAGAGAGAGGGTCAACGCGGAAGCTGTGGCTTCCCCATTCTCATCGACGCTTGCCTTGATGTAATCAGCGGCGTCTACGGAGGTTGCCAGGATCGAAGCGAAGGGATCTAGACGTGAGTACGAAACGTACTTACCTCTGATTAGGATCGAGTTCGGTTGCCAGCCGGTAAGCTCTAGAGACTTTCGGACAGCCGGGTTACTCGGACCTGACCCGGTGATACGCGGCCTGTCTGTTTCATCCGTGTTCATAACGGAGTGCATGATGGTACCGACGGTAACTAGACCGTAAGTCATGCGCAGCCTGGCGTGAGCGCGTACAGCGTTGTCGGGGCTGGCAAGCTCCCTTTGCAGCTTGGTTATAGACCGCTCAGTCAGCTTCCAGTTTACACCTGGAATCAGTTTTGAACTCTGTCGAATCAACTCCATTGAGGAACCGAGCACGGCACCGATTGATCTATCCCAGCCGAACTCCGCGATGTTAACCGGAGTCCTGACGAAAGGTAGAAAGAACTTGATTGCGGGATGTTTCTCCGCAACCGTCTGGATCGCCTTTCCTGTGGTTCCGAAGATTGAATCGCTAAGCTCAGTGGTGAAAGTGGCTTCGGCGCCACGCGTGATCGCGGCGTCGTTGGCTTCCAACAGAATCTCTAACTGTTCGTCGTCAAACTTAAGAAGCTCCCGTGCGCGCCCTTCGAGAAGCGGCGTAAGGTCGCTACCTCCCTCATCGGCTGCTTTGCGAATAGCGCGAGCGATCTCCGTGTGCTCCCGAATGCGACCCCTTGAGTCCATCGCGGAGTCGAGCATATCGTTGACAATCCCGTCGAGTTCTCTCACGTCCACGCCGGACTGCGCCAGCTTTTCTTTCGCTACAGCGCGGAACTGCGAGCGACCATTCAAGGACTTAATGAACTTGTCTTCAGCCCCTAGAAGACGAGAGGGGAGACTGACAACATCCGCAGCGTGGCTGAACAGTTTATTCTTCCCTTGCGCCGCTTGCTTCAACGGAGAGAAGGACCCTCCGTCGAACTTGGTGGTTTTGACGAAAGCGTCTGCACCGTTCATTTTGAACATTGAACGCGCTTCGGTCATATCAGACAGAAGGTTCATCACCGTTCCTGCCTCGGTACGCCACAAAGACCTACCGGCCTGTTTAAGCGCATCATCCCGTGACAGCGAACTCACAGCTCCTGCGATCATGTTCTCCAGCGGTCTGAAGAATGACATCGCGATACCGCTCATTGTGTTAACGGCGTGCGTGGTCGGACCGGAGAGTAGCGAGTTGATGTAGTACTCGACAGCTCCATCCTGAAACTTGCGGGTGGCTGAGGCTTCCGTCCATTTCTTGATTGCACGAATGTTCTCAATTGCATCCGGGGACTGCGTGAGTTTATGGAGATCGTCTAGGATCCCGCGGAACGAACCTTCGTCAAACTCCCTGGTGAGATCGTCCAAGATCTCCAGAGGTCCGAACGTGAACGAGTTCTCAATCTGCCCCTTGACCGCTTTGGGATCAATTGAAGCTGAAGCGCTCTGTAGGCCCCGCCCGAACTCTGAGTAGATTTCTCGCGGATACTCAATGAGACGCTTAACGCCGCGCATGCGACTTGAGATCAGCCGGGCGTGATCGACGTTGAGGGCTTCGCGCCCAGTAAGCTCTTTGAACAGCGGTGCGAGGTCGTCGAAGACTGCGATTGACACTACACGTGCGGCTCGCGCGCGAACAGTGAACTTGCGTACTTCTGCTGCATCAGCCCGCGAGAACAACATAGCTCCCTCTCGCTTTTCAGAGCTGGAGAGCCCAACCAGATCTTGAAGCTCACTCAGAGCATCTGCGGTGATGCTGTCGTTAGTCGTCTTGTCCTTAACGAAACTGTCAACATCGGCCTCCTCGATAGCCCGCATAAGGCGGCTTAGACCCTGCTCGTCTTGGAGCATACTGAGGTTATCAGCGAGCTTACCGACGGGCTTTCGTTTGATGTTTGTAGCACCTTCGAGTCCGTCGAAAGCTGTTTGAATCCTGGTAGCGTCATCCAGCTCATCTTTTGCCCGCTTCGTCGCCGCTTTAACCCGCTTCGCGAGACCCGCCGGGAGTCCCTTGATCTGTAGCTCAACGTCCTCAGCAGCGGCTTCGACAAGCTCTTGTGCCGTCTCTCGCGCTGCCTTTTCCTGTTGCTTCCCGGTAAGGATAACGTCTTCGCCGTCTCTTTGCGGCAACGAGACCTCAAGACCCTCTTCGAGCTTCATCTGCGAATCGCGTTCAACCCGAGCTAGATCTGCGCGCTCGCGCAAACCTGTGTCTGCCGCATCCGCGAATGCTGTAGCTTGCGCTGCTTCATCGCCACCAGAAGCCTTGACGGCGTTTGAGGCTTTGAAGCCACGTCGCCAAGCAAACATCATGTCAAAGGCCCCGCCCAGGAATGCGCCTTCAAGTAGGTTCTTGAAGCGCCCTTCTAGTTCACCGTCGGTTTCGTCGGAAGACAGCCAGGCAGTCAGAGGGTTAGCCAGGGTGGGGTTCCCCTGGACGATATCTGACAATCGCGTACTCGCACCCTCAAATGCGATGAAGTCCGTTACAGCGCCCCTGGCGGCTCCGGAAGATACAGCCTTACCGGCGAGGATAGCGCGCGTGAAAGCTTGGGAACCCTTGCCAGCTTTGATCGCCTTGTCGGCTGCATCTGCCGCACTGGTGAAGCTTTTACCCGAGAACCAGCTAAGTGACTTACCCGCGGGCGCTAGAATCCTGTTGCTTTGTAGCGCTGCACCTACGGCTCCCGAAACTTTTCCGATAGCTCCGAAGGGAAGAAGAAACTGAGTAGCGCCACCGACCAGGTTACCTGTGAAGCTGTCGGGCTTTGAGACTAAGGGCTTATCCCAGCTGGGAAGAATATTAATACTCGTGTTGTCGTCAATGTAGTCCACGAGCCCGTAAACGGATCGAAGAGATTCCGTGGTGCCATAACCCAGACCGCGGATTAGGTCCTGCGCGATGTTCGTATCTTGCCGGTCGGTATAGCCCGGCGTCTGCATCGCGTACCTTTGTGCTCTACTGATCATATTATCGGTTTGTGTTTACGCGCGCCCAGAGTTCAGCTTGAGCGTCTAGAAGATCCAAAACATTGTGCATCGTCGGTTCGATCCCGCCTCTCTGAAGGATCAGCTTAGACTCGTTGATTGCCTCTTCAGTCAGAAACTCTGTAGCTTGGGGCCTTTCGAATTTGTCCGGCTTGGTCATTCTGGCAGCGTCTTGAAGAACTGAAGAGCGGATCGAATACGGGTTCATCTCTCCAAAGTCAAAGTCGCGCCCAGAGAGCACAGGAAGCAACGCGGTTTGAATCGCTGTTTGCCGGTCTTCGTTATCAGTGAGGGATTTGGAGATATGCGTCAGCGCGCTTTCTACGTTGCCCGCTTCGAGAAGCCGCTGTGAAGTGGACGACAGCATTCCTGAGAAGCCGAGAGACTCCGAGAACGCCGCGTCTTTCACGTGGTCTTCTAGGGTCGTGTCGCGGTTAACACGGTCGAGGGCTTTGATTAGCCTGTTCACGCCTACTCCGGGGTTGTTGGGTCCGGAGATCTCTTCGGGAGGCACATAGACGTAGTTAGAACCACTAGCAAGATCGAAGCGCTCAGCCTCGGGATCAATCTGGTAGAGGATCTCAGCGCTCTTAGCTTTACGCGTAGTGAAGTCGTGGAGCCTACGGATCGAGCTAGGAGCCGCGTCGGCCTTCACGCCGCCCACAAGGATTTCAGGGTTTGAGTAGGGACCCACGGCAGATTCACGCTGAGGGACGAGCCTATTAAGAGCTTTGATCTCTTCCTGGGCTGACATGGTGTCAGCGGTTCCTAGAAGTTTTCCGATGTCATCGGGCGCATCTCCATTAACGGAGAAGTAGTCGCCGTCCCGCTTTAGAACGCGCTCTTGGAAGTCTTCCAGAAGCTCTTCAGCGGCCATTGGTCCCTCTTCAAGAATGGTCTGCATTAGCTCTCCATTCGATCTCAACTCCCGCCGAAGCTCGCGACGAAGCTCAGACTCCCGCTTCTCTACGTGTCGCTGTGACGGACCTTCGGCGCCATCCACGGTAGGCGTAGTACGCTCTGCCAGCTTGATAAGCCGTGCGTTCAAACCGCCTTCCTGAATGAGCGTCCGGTAAGCCTGACGAATCGTGTCGTCCTGCGGAAACCCATTGATGAACTCGACTAGCTCTCCGCGCTGTGTACCGTTGACATCGAGAGACATGTCTAGAGCTTTACGGGCTTCTAGGATCCCCTCTTCCCACAGAACGTCTGAGAGTGTGTCCCTGAACCCCTGCATCTCTGCTTCGGAAGAAGCTGCTGCGGTGCGAGAGAGGCGAGCGCGCTCATCCTGGAGCGCCTCTAGCGCGTAGTTGATGTCGTCCTCAGACAGAACGAGTCCAAGCTCTTCGAAAGCCTCAAGATCGCCTGAGCGGATGATTCCTTCTGCATTGGTTAAGACACTGTTCAGTGTAGCGAGATTCCCGCTACTCGCAGCCTCTTGCATCTGCGTCCAGACGTTCGAGCGCAGGATAGCGTCTCCAACCCTGGCTCGCTCCTGCTGGATCCTAAAGAACTTTTGCTGTCCATCCTGAGCGGCGGCGGCTTGTAGCGAGTCGATGTAGCCTTGGAGTTCCAGGCTGTCCTGGAGCACCTTGACACCCGCGCCGTTCTTCACATTGTCGGCTGCGTATTCAAGGAAATCTGCGCCTTTCTCGGGTCCAATCTCAGTGACAAGCTCACCGATAGCTTTGCGTACCTGCAATACGCTCTGCTCTGAAGTTAGGACTCCGCCGATCTTAGCCTGATCAATGACCAGACCAAGTGCGGTTGCGGCGCTTTGGTAGGCTTGAACGTCGTCTCCGCCGTCTAAGGTCGCGAAGGCTTGGACAACCGGAGCGACAGCCGTAATCATTTTGGCGGTGATCGCGGTCTCAGCCTCGGCTACCTGAATCTCAGCTGCTCGCTTAAAGACCTCGTCGATATAGCTTTCGCCTACCCGCTGTAGATTCTCTTCTGCTGCGTTGACGCCGAAAATTCCAAGCGCTTCGATATCGAACAGGTCTTCATTCTCCTTTCGCAGCTGGAGAAGCTCTTCGTTAGCCGCAGCCGCTCGCTCTTCGGGACGCCGGGCGGCTACCCGTTCAGCTGCTTCCTGGATTTGATCCGTGCCAATTCGACCCAACTCGGCGGCTGCCTGTTCACCCCGGATTGATTGGAGCGTGAACTGGAACACAGGGTTATCAGCTTTGGTGAATCCGTTCTCTTCTGTGTACAGCTTGTTAAGAAGAGAACGAACCCGGCGGGGAGACTTATCGGACTCCGAGAGACTCTTGAAGATGTCAGAATCACTCTTACCTTTGTCCCTTCCGCTTGACACCGCCTTGGCAATCTCTGCGTAGTACGACTCATCCTCTGAACTCTGCTCACGCTGGCGCTGTTGTAGCGTTCGCGAGAGGTTGTTAAAGGACCCAATCAGGTTCCGTCGGACTTCGTTACTGAAGGGCTTTTGGAAGGGGAGAGCTTGGGGAGGACGCTTCACTGCAAAGGTGCTGTTGCGGCGAGCGGAAGGGGTCGAGGCAATCATCCCGAGACGGGATGACCTAGGAGTCATTCGTGCCATTCTTAGAATCCAGACAGTAGTTGGGTGGCTGTGCTGCTCTCGCTGGCGAAGATGTTGAGGATAGAGCCCCAGAGATCGGGGGCTTGGAGCGGCTCTCCAAAGGAGTTGAAGATTCTCTGGGCGCTCTCCGCCTCTACTACGTCCTTCTCGCCTTCAATGACCGCCTCTTGCTGGGCAACGTCTCTTTCGATAATCTCGATCTGCGCGATCTCTTGTTTCGCGAAGTCGGATAGCAGCGCATTGATGGATGAACCCTCGACGCCACTTGAACCTGCGGAAGCTTTGGTGATACCGATACGGCTCTGCGCCTCTTGCTTCACGTCGTTAATCAACTGTGCTCCGCGGAGCCGTTCTTGTTGAGTTCTGACGGCCAGCTGGGAGAACTGATTAACGGCGTCTCTTGCGGCCAGCTTGGCTACGTCGCGGGAGTACTTCTCGCGCCGAGTCTTTTCCGCCTCTACTTGCTTTTTCTGGGCTTCGTAGTTGTAGTACTCCGTGCCGATATTGACCACGGAACCAACAGCGTAGCCGATCCATGCGTAACACATTCTAGTTACTCCGCTCCATGTAAACGAAATCTTTACCAGTCGGAAAGGTCTTCTTGGCCTTCGCGTTGAATCCGCACGCCGACAGGAATCTTAAGTGTTTGCTGTTATCGGCGTGGACCCAGTTGCCGTACGCATCGTATATCTCATCGAACTGGGGAAACAAAACCTTGTTAGCGAAGCGGCACATAGTGAGACTGTGTGTTCTGAACAGATCCGGAGTGGATACAAACCAGACCCACCCTTTTCGTTGCTCTGTCTCTTCAGTACACTTTCCGTGGCCCCACAGGGCGTGGATTACCCTGTTCTCTGTAATCAAACTGAACGCCTCGTGCGAGGTCTCGATCGTAGCGCGCAGAAGGTTACCGATATCGACAGCATCCCCGAGCATCGCGCGGGCTTCAATGATATCCTCGCTCCGCAGACCACCCACGAGCGCGTACCCGTCGTCGGGATGCGCCAGCTCCACAATGAGATCGTCTGATCGTTGTAGTTCTAGTGTAGTGTCCATCTAACTCCTGGGTTGACGGCGGCTGTACCTCAGACCCCATGAGCCCGATGTAATCGTTGAAGGAAGTGCTGTATCGTTTTCGAGGGTGATCCGGGTTTCTTCCGGGTCCGACATAACAGCGATGTCCATCTCACCGTCGCGCACCACAGCATCGTCGATCTTCCCGACACTGAGCTGATCGCCCAAGAACTCCTCTACGGCCTCATCAGAGTCAACAGAGGTCACGGTAGCCCGAAGGTACCCCGTCTCTACCAGGTACAGAATCAGGCTCTCAATAGACGTGTGGGCGCCCAGTAGCGGACCAGAGCCCTCGTTAGACTCAGTGCGGACGTGAGGGCGAGTCAGAGTCATTGAAGCGTTATACGTTCTACCCACAATGAAAGACTCGCCAGATACGTCGCCTACGATCTCCAGTCGGTCGTTGATCTCGTCAACCGTGACCGCGAGTTCAGAGCCGTACGGAATCTCTCCGGTGCCATCTGAAACAGCACTCCAATTGTCGTCCTCGTACACCTCGATAGGCATGCTGATCAGGGTCTGATCCAATGCCCTGTCGTAAGTCCCAGTGGCTGTCAGAAAGCCATCGAGACGCACTGCGAATGAATCGCCTAGATCTGTCTTTCCCGGACCCACAAACAGCTTCTCGATATGCGTATTACCGTTCCGAGTACTCACGATGAACAACTCATCTTCGACAAACCCGATATCGACGATAGTAGCTCCGGGGAATCTGAAGGTTGACCAGGCGCTTTGGAGGAGATTACCTGAAAGCCGCGTGTACTTGTAGACGTACAAGGTATCCGCAGGAGATCCAAGGGCAAAGATAGACTGCTCTGAACCACCTGTTACGATCCTGCGGACATCCGAAGGGATCAAACGTGGCGTGGCAATCGTGATGTCCTGATCGGCGAAGGTCTCCGAGTCGGTACCCGGAACGAACTCACGGATCACCGAGAAGTTTCCCGTGCTTGCGCCGAAGAACACAGAGCGGCCCTGGTTGACCGGCTTCACGTCACGGAAACAACGGAAGCTACCAATCTGGGGTGCCTCGATTGTCTGCGGAGACAGGAAGTCTCTAGCGAATACAACAGCTTGCGTGTTCTTGCCCCACAAGTAAAGCTGTCGGTCGAACGGAACTGCGTGCAGTACTGTATCACCATCGAGTCCGATCACGTCCACATCAATCGGATCTGATTGCGGAACTGATTGAATCGTCGAGCGCCAGAAGTTCTCTGGAACTCCAGCCTCTGCAAACACGACTGCTGAGTCGGTCACGAAGGTCAATCGGTTGTCGTGGAACGTGATGTCGTTAATCGTTGAGTTGACGAAGCTCGGGACGACATTCGATTCGGTATCACCAACGGGGCGGATGCTGTAGTTGAACGGCTGCCAGTCGAAGTAGATCTCGTCCGGAGTTCCTGTGATTGTGCCCGCGCCGTCATCAACTGCTCTCTGGAGTCTGTGGGGCATCGTGTCAACATCGAGCGTGCCGTCGGCTTCTCCCCTCTTTTGACACTCGATCCATTGACCTTGCCCGAAAGCCGTGTAGGCGTCAAACTGGTCAAAATCTCTATCCGTCTCTCGGCTCCACTCTTCCGTCGCGAATTCAACGTAGTAGTCGTCGATTGAGTCGTTGTTCTCGCCCGTAATACGAACGAGAGCACCGTGCCTGAACTGTAGAGGGAGGTCTACAATGTTCTCAACGTCGTTCGTCCACCCTGAGATGAAGGTAGACGCCTGGCTGTCGCGGACTTCCAGGATCTCCAGCGGTTCATCAAAGGACACACGGATACTGGGATCACGGCGGTTCCTCTCGATCTCCACGAGCGGGGTACCGTTACCGTCGAAGCGCTCTGAGAGCCTCTCAGCTAGAAGCGTTGCGACGTTATCAGTACGCGCGTAGATGTTGATTGGTTCCTTGGAGTCACCTGTAACGAAGTCTTCCCGGTCAAGCTCGCGCCGGACCCGCACATCGTCACCGACCGTGAGCTGATCGCCGCGGTAGACGAAGGAGCCTGTAAGCTCATCCGCTTCGAAGTCACTACGTTGGATCTCATCAAACCCCGAGCCCGTGTCAGCTTCAAAGACCAGCTCGTCTACGGAGTTGAATTGGAAGCGACCACCGCCTGAGGCGTTCTCCAGAAGGAACTCTTCAATTCCCGTTGCCTGTCCAGCCGTGATGCTGGAGAAGGTCCGGTTGGACTTATCGCCTTGCCCCTTGGGAACTGAAGGAATCGTGTAGGTGACTTCCTGGGCTTCAGACATGGAAGCCGTTTTGATCTTGACGGTGTACGTTAAGTTGTAGGTGGCCTGTTTGATGAAGATCCCGCCTTCACCCTTGGCTTGATCGTCGCCGCTTGTAGGGCGAGCCCACGACGGGAAATCGCGGCCCTCCGAAGCGGTTACGGTCGTGCCTCGGTTGGACACAAACAGAGCATCTGCGATAGCGCGAGACTGCGTGTTCTCATAGAGAACCCCAGAAAGGTAGCTGAAGTCCGGAGCGTACGCACCGCCACTGTTGGAGCTATCCAGAACCTGAACTACCGTTCCGTCTGTAGTGTAGACCTTGATATCAGCATCGCCGATCAAGATCAAGTAGTCCTCTTCATCCCTTTCGAGTATCTCTAGGCGATACCCGTCTAGATCCAAAGAGGTAATTTGGCTTACCAGTTCTGAAGGGAAACGCTTGGTTGCCCCGTCAGAGATCAAGAACTCAACGTTCTCCGCTTCGACAATGTAGTTACTTTCGCGGACAGCTGAGGACTGTTGCGAGATCCCAGCGAGGAAGGTGGGAACGTTGAGTCTTGCTAGTGCCATTAGAACCGATCGCCTCGGTATCCTAGATCTGGACTTCCCGGAACATACGAGGATCCGTAGAGCCGGGGGAAGGTGTACTCATCATCGAGCATTGAGAAGTTGGCTTCGTTCGTATCACGATCTGTGAGCGTTGCGCGGGTACGCACCTCTTTCTCCGTGATAGCCTGTGGTGCCTGGTCCTGCACGTGTGTCTCGAACATGACACGAGCGCCCTTAGCTGCGATGTAATCTTTAGCGGACTCAGGCAGCTCATCGAACTCAAACACGAGTAGGGCCATACCCTCGACGGCACGCTCGAATACGAAAGTCTGCTCTTTGCGGTCGTAGAGGCGCTCGCCCCGCAAGATGATCCACGGCTCATTCTTTACTTGGAACCGGGCTACATTCGGGGGCGCCGTGATGAATCCAGTCTCTGCTTGGACGGAGAGGATGTAGTCGTATTGAGTGTTGAAGCCCCACCCTTCTAGTTGTACTGTGCGGGAAGTCTCATCGACTTGGTCTTCTGCAAGTCGAGTCCAACGGGATGTAGGACCTTCCAAGGTATTAGCAGGAGCCTTTCCGATTCCGCGCAACAGCTGATTAACGGCGTCGAGTTTTGTGATTCGGGCTACTGCCATATTTGAATAAAGGAAAAGGCCCCAGCCCTCCTGAGAGGACCAGGGCCAACCTGCAAGGTAGCGGGTTACAGGGGATTACTACGGCGTGATGTTGGGATCGACGATCTCAACAGCGCACTCAGGGCGAAGGATACCATGACCCACGACGGCTTTAGTCGTCAAGAGCCACGTCTGGTAGTTCTGCCAGTAGGACTGTTCAGTCATCATACCTTGGCGGATCACCGTACCAACCGCATCCGGAGTAAAGGCAACAGCAACGGTATCTTGGAAGTCACCAGAGTACGTGTTGCGTTCACCAGAATCCGCAGCAACAACAGTAGACGGGATATGGTTAGACCACATGATGCGGAAACCGTAACCCTTCATAATGGCGCCGTTGGCCTGAGAGCCGTTTCCGGCGTTCCCGAAGTCAACGTTCAGAAGTCCACCATCCTCAATCATCGCGAAGTAGTTCGCGGGTCGCGTGAGGAAGACCATCTGATCCATCGGCACATCTTTCTGCGCCAGCGTCACAGCTGCATCCACCATCGCGGCAACTAGGATAGAAGCATCGGTGTTGCAGTCGGCTGCGCTGATCACGGTGCCCGCTTTAGTCGCGGACTGCGTCGAGCTGAGAGTAGCAGCATCCCGCGCAGCAAGCGCAATCAGCTGGATCAGGTCTCGATCCATCTTCTCGGCGATCGACTCGCCAAGCTGCGCTGCGTACTCAGAACGGTACTCGTAGTGATTGATCTTCTCGTCCCAAGCATCAACGGTCGTCGAGGCTTGGAGGAGCTTATCCGGGGAAATCGTGCGTTGTCCGTGCTCAATCAGGTTGAGCAGGTTGTTCGCCGGATCAAAGATGTCTTCGCCGCGAGCGTGGTAAGACGCCGAAGCTTGACCGATGACCGGGAACTGGAATGACTTGCCGGGTCCAACCGTCTTAGTGCGGTGTAGACCCATCATCACATTTTTCTCACGGAAGGTCTTAAGGACTTCCCCTGAGAACATATCCAGGTACAGAGCGGTGTCTGACCCGGCGAGGTTTGCCTGACCCAGAAGGGACGGCGAAGTAACTTGAACCACAGGGTTCCTTTGGAGAGGGGTTCGCGAATAGCGAATAAGGTGCCCGGTCCTTCCGCGTCTTCGAGTGACCCGCCTTGGCGGACTCGCTGCATCGGCCCTCTGGGCTGCCCTACAGTTACGTAGGGGTGTAAACCGCGTCTAGATGTTTCGTCCAGACGCGAACGGACAATCTATGCCCGTTGTGGCAACTCTACTATGCGGCGGTGTTGCTACGCCTTTTCTTTGGTTTCTTGACTACTTGGCGGCCTCCTACAATTCCTCCACCAAGCAACAAAGCTAGTCCCATTTGAAGCCAGTAGGAAGTTTTCTCTTTGGCTTCGATCTTGGCGTTTTCCCGTGCCTCTTCTGCGGACCTTCCGATGTCTTCAAGGGCTTCGTCTTCGAGATCATCCGCCATCTCTTGATACGAATCATGGTCGATCTCTCCCTCTTCTAGAAGCTCAAGCAGGGCTGCCCTGTCTCCCTCGTACTCTTCAATACGAGATTCAGCAGATTCCTCGAAAGCTCCAAGAGCCGCGCACGAAGCCAACAACGCCGCGCCGCATACTAGTAGAAACTTTTTCATCGTGTCTGTGCCGCTAGAGTTGCGCGAAGTCGATTCTCGTACTCAGCTCGATACTCGGGAGACGTAGCGTATCGGGGATCCGCCATAGCCGTTTCTTTCTCTTCGTTGGACCTGAAGGGCATCGAGGTAAGCGTAGGCGCTGTGGTGCCAGGGACCGTGGAGCCGACGATGCCCGCCTGTGACATCAAGCCCTGCATGATCGCGATCTGACCCTCAATCGAGGCTTTGGAGAGATCCGCATTGATCCGGTCTTGCGCCGCTTTATCCAAGTTGCTCTGCGCCCACGTTAGAGCCTTGTCGATCTTCTCGCGACCGCCGAGCTTAGTCTCAACGATGTTGGTTTGCTGCTGTCGAAGGGCCATCTGACCTTGAATGAAAGCGTCCACCATCTCACGATGGTAGCCCTGTTGCTTCAAGTTCTGATAGCTTGCATCCGTTAGCGCTCCGTTGTTTTGAAGAGCTTCTTGACCCAGCTCCAGCATGTACTCCTGCGTGAGCCCGCGAGTACCTTGAGGCGCATCCGGGATTTCAAGGGGAGCGCCAGGCGCTGAGGGCACGTTGGGCTCTGTAGGCGGCACTTGCAGATCCCCTGTAGGCGCGCTTTGCGGCGGGTCAGCAGGTACCGGGGGAGCTTGTCCGAGGGCGTCCATGAGCTGTCCAACGTTGTCGAAGCGGCCAAGGATCTTACCATCTGTGACATACTCGTCAGGAATTACTACGCCTTGCGGTTTCACCGCGTCATCTGTCTCCCCAGCGGGGGGAGTATTGGGAGTCTGTGTCATTGTCATTGTCGGATTAAGCTGCGTCATTACTGTTACCCGCTTGCTTTACCATGTCGGGTCCGAGAGTCCTTACGACTTCCTCGGCCTGGCGTGATTGCTGCGCGGCTGCTACCTCTTCAGGGGTTAGGACATAACGGTCAACGTCCAGGTTGAATCCAGCTGCCAGGTCCGCCGCGATCGCGTCGAGCCTGAATACTTCGCTGTACCGTTCGGGGGGAATGAAGCCGGACATCAACCCGAGGAATTCTCGGATCTTACCGACCTTGTGATTTCTGCTGATTGAGTCCAAGCCCGAAGCCACAACTGGCTGCACTGGTGCATCACCCACATCGACCTTACCGTCACGCTTCATCTTGCTGTAGATGTAGTTGACGATCAGGCGCTGGACGGTGTCGGCGAGACTGGAGTACACACCGCCTAGGGCGTCTTCAAGCTCTTGCGCCACGAACCGGATCTCTTCTGCCGTGACCCGCTCGCCGGGGCGCTGTACGGAGCTGTTCAGCAGGAAGGCGTTAGAGAGCCTCCCAGCGACCTGCAAAGCATACTGGAGCGCAATGCCCATGTCTTGCCCTTTCTCCAAGCGCAGTACACCCACATCATCAACATCACCAGAGCGGACAGCGAGGTTGGGAGCTTTGGCGATGGACGCGGGCTTGGTCGTGGCGCCAGGCCGGACCATGAACAGAACCTTGGCCGCGGCAATCGAGGATTCAGACAGAGCGCGCGAGAGCGACTCAAGGACCAACAGGTCCCCGTGATAGTGCTCGACGTACCCGCGTCCGTAGGAGGCTCCGTAGATCGGCTGGAAGCGAAGAGGCATCAAAGGTAGATCCTCTTCCCGCATGATCGCCACGCTGTCTTCAACCTGAAATCCACCGATCTCCTGCCAGAACTGGAAACGCCCGTCGGACATCCGGACAGCGCCTGTGAACAGTTCAATCAGCGGCTCAATGCTCGACTGGCTCGAATGCGTGGCACCTGTGGTAGACTGTGCCAGCTGCTCGGGAGTCACGCTGTCTCCCAGGGTTTCCATAGCTACCTGCATGCCCACCTCTTGTCGCAGGACCGTGGAGAGCAGGTTGCCCTCAGAGTCCCGATCAACGACAAAGCGGCGCATGTCGAAACTAGAAGGACGCCCACCAGGTCGATCGTAGAGAAGAGAGTTCCCACCGATGATCAAGTGCAGCATCGACTCCGACATGGCGGGCCGCCATCCGTCAGTATCGAAGATGGACAGCGCCTCTGTCTCAATCCCCAGAAGTGAATTCTGTACGTCAGACTCTACATCGGGGTCACCCGCCAGCGCCTCCATAGCGCTCGGAGGGATCTCCAGGCGCATGAACGGCAGAGTCGGGTTGAACAGAGTCAGCATCAGCTTTGACGCCAAGTTGTTCACGCCCCGACTTCCGACTGATTGGAAGTTCTGCGTGAGTCGAACTCGGGAAGACTCGTCCCTGGGGAGGATCGAGGGGATCGTGAGTACGGACGAGATGTGCCCGAGTTCGATGAACTCCTGTCGAGGTCCTTCTAGCTGCCGGTAAAGCTCGCGTAGTGTTTTCGCTTCCATTAGTCCTTTTGTTCTAAATACGCTCGTGCTAGAGCAAAGATTTCTAGGTTTCTTCCGTCACCCAGCAAACCTATTCCAGTGTTGCACTGTGAACAAAGAAGACCGCGGACGCGGTTTGTGTCGTGATCGTGGTCCACGACTAAGGATCGAGAGTCGGCGCTACATATGGCGCAGACTTGTTCTTGTTTATCCAGGAGAGCCTGGTAGTCCTCAGGACTTAATCTGTACCGTTGCTTACGTACAGCTGCCCTACGTTTTTCCCTGGGAAGCTCCTGGTACCTGCGGGTGTTGTACCCGTTTGAGCAGTCTTTGCAGTAAGACTGGTGACCCGCGCCTCTCTTATGGAACGAAGAAACCGGAAGGTCCTGAAGACACTTCCGGCATTCTTTATTCTCCACTACTTAGGAATGGAGAGCACCGAGGGCAACCTTAGATCAAATCGACCAAGGGTGCCAAAGGGCGTTGAGGCTTCGCGCTGTCGAGAGTTGAGGCTTCGTCCTACCTGCGTAGCGCCTGGCGTAGACTGCGGCGGCGGTGGCGCCTTCCTCAGCTTAGGTCTCTTAGGTTTGACCGTCGTGTCGTTGGTGTTGTAGCTGCACATTGTTTCCGAGAGCCTGAACGTATTCATCGGCGGGAACGGGACCGCCTGGAGACTCAGTCTCAATCTCTCGCTTAGGCGGCGGACCTTCAATATCGAATTGCTCTTTGAGTTCTTTTTGGAACCACTCAAAGGCCACACGCGCCCCCAGAATGTACTGTTGGCGCCCGTACTCAAGACCTACATCACGCTCGGGATGCGCGAGCATGTGTTCGAGTCGCGGGAATGTCTCCTCGGCATCCCGTAGGAGCACTTGCAGAGACCTTACAATAGCGGGTGTCCCGCCCTTCCTAATAAGGGTGTCGTTCTTGATTTCGTTCTGCATCTCAGAAAGGGGGTTCCCACAGTTTGATGGTTTTCGGACCACCTTCTCCGGGTCGGAGGATGCGCGCACAGATAGCTTGCTTGACAGGGTCTTCGCGCTTTTTAGCCTTTTCGTACGTCTCTACCACGGATCCCCAGCAACTATCAAATTCGTCCGGATTGATAGTTCCAGGAATACGCACGATGTCGTTAAGGATCCTCTCGGCTTTCTTAGCTCCGATTCCGGGACAGCCAGGAAACCCGTCGGTTGAGTCGCCCATCAACGTTTGGTACAGGAAATACCAATCCGCCTGTTCGGGGCTAGACGTGTACCGGCGGTCGTGGTAGGGCGAGTAGAACGTACCTGGAACAGTCTTCATGTCTTTGTCGGATGACACGATAACCTCGTACTCAGTCGTGAGAATGCCCATCACGTCGTCTGCTTCTAGAAGCTCCCAATCGTACGTGACGAATTCCTGCACCAGCCAGTCTCGTGTTTTCCAGAAACCAAGAGGCTTCCGGACATCCTTCCTGTTGCGTTTGTACGGCGGGTAGATATCACGGCGGAAGTACCCGTCTTTGTCGCTGAGTGCGAAGTGTACAGCGTCAACTTGCAGACGCTCTTTACACAGCTGAATCTCTTGCTCGATCATGCGGTGAATCGAGTCAACGTCTGAGCTTACCTGGAGTTCTCCTGTAACCCCTGTCTCCTGCTCGCATACCCGACAGACCTTGTATAGAAGCTCGTCCGCATCGTATAGCGCTGCGTTTAGTGTGTCGTGTTCCATTAGTGCGTGTCCGCCCATGAGTCACCGAATTCGGCTTCGCCCGCAAGAGGGACGTTGAGGTTAAGGATACGTTCTGTCTGAGCGAAAGCCTCTGTGACACAACGCGAAAAGACTTCTTTGTACTGCGGTTTGACGGAACCTTGCCCCTCGTCGTGAACATGCCCGGTCTGGAGATACTCGTGACCGTACCGACACTCGGTCTGATTGAGTAGATCCTCAAGAAAGACGGGCACGTACTTCATTACTACTGCGCCAGCAGATTGTAGAAGGGTGTTTAGGGCGGCGTGAATATGCCGGATCCCGATACGTCTACCGTCGAGACCCATGATCCATCCGCGCTCAACTGCTACTCCCAGGGCATCGTAAAGCTGCTGCAAGCCTGGAATCTGCGTGATCAAAGCTTCACGAACTCGCCGCCCCAGTTGTCGGGAACCCCCGTGCATCTTACCTAGCTTGATATCGCCCGCGCCGTAGAGTAGCGCGTAGGTTGTGTTCTTGCCTCTGTCGCGCGACACTTCAGCCACAGTCGAAATCACTCTAGCGTGCACTGAGTGGGGATCCGTTCCAGCTTCTTTGGTGCCCCTAGTAACCGACTCAACGTAAGCGCCACCGTCATAGGGGTACAGAAAGTGTGCGAGCATGCGCAACTCCAGTCCGTCCGCGTCATACCCGGCTTGACAGAAACCCGTAAAGGGTACAAACAGCTTCCTGATCTCTGCACCGTACGGCTTACGTACAGAGGTGACGTTGCCAGTGTTCGGCTTACTGTGCGCGCATCTGTGCGTGGCTGCGCCAATATGGATGGTCCTGCCGTGCAACCTTCCTTGACTGTCGGCCAAACGTGAGTAGCTGCCGGGAGAGTCGGACAGGATTGAAATCCTGTTATTGACTACCAGGTACTCCATGACCGGCTTAACCTCCGGGTACAGCGATACCAGATCGAGCATCACTGTTTCGACCATAGACGGAGCGCCTCTCTTGGTCAGCTCCTCTGGCACCCAGCCGTGCTTTTTAATGAGCCGCGCTGCGAGCTGTTGACGACTGCCGGGATTAAACGGAACAAGCTTAGAATCACATTTCTTGTTACGCACGGGACACATACGCATAGTTCGTTTACCCGTGTCCTTCCGCTTTTTGTACTTGACCTCTAAAGCTGGGAAGATCTCACGGATCTCTTCGATGAGCACGGCTTTCCGCTCGATCAGCTCTTCCAACAGAGAGTCCATCGCCTCGAAATCGAGTTGGACCCCTCGCTCCTGCTGCTCGAAGAGCTGCTTAGCGAACCTGTGTTCGATACGGACACACTGATCAGGCGGAGACACAGCCACAAGGTGACGGTAAAGCTTCAGGTTGACTACGCAATCTTGGATGCAGTAGTCCAGCATGTCCTGGCTGAACTTCTCCCAACCGCCAGTGTACTCGCCCTTGTGCTCGCCGAGACGTTGACCCCAGGCGCCTAGCGAGTGCTGCCCAATGTACTTACCATGCAGTCGGTCTGCCTTATGAAGCGCGAAGTCTTTCTCCTTGCGGTCGGAATAGCACAGACGGGACATGATGATAGTGTCGAACATCTCATCACATGTCCTGTCCATGCCTCTAAGCTTCTTCAGTACTGGATAGTCGTACTCAAGAATGTTGTGACCCGCGACATCCCCAGCTTCCTCGATAGCGCGGCACCCATCACTGATAGACCCGTGCCGGGGCTCAATGCTGATATCATCGTGATACGCACGGACCTCCTCTGTGTCCGTGTCAATCGTGACGATGCAGTGGATCCTACTGACTTCTCCGAGAAGGCCGTCGGTCTCCAGGTCAAAGAGCAGAGTCAAAGCTGGGACAAGTCGCGCTGTAGTTCTTCCTTGTTTCCGTTGTTATTGATCGTGGTATCAGATAAAGACCGCAGCGTCTCAATCGATTCTTCGCTGGAATGCGTGTTGATCGCGCCGTAACCGTCTCGTTGCACGTAGACAAGTTTTCTGGAAACACTACGAGGCAGTTCTGTGAACACATCCAGTTCATTCATGTACCGAATATCGGTTACCACGACCTTTTCATAAGCGCGCATCGCGTCTTTTACGATATCGACAAAGTGATCAGGCGCCAACGTTCTTACTACATGTCCCAGATTTTGTAGCTTCTCTCGCGTGTATTCCAAATCTTCCCGCTTATCCCACTCCAGCGCTTCCATCTCGCTACCGCCCCCAACAGACGCCAGACGCTGATAAATAGGATCAATCTCGATTAGCATCCTCTTGAGTTCATCCCCAAAGGCCAACCGCGTATACCCGTGTTCACGCACCAAGATATCCGCGATGTAATCTTTGCCGACACCAGTGTAACCTACGAGACCTACAAATTTCTTCAATCGCATTCTACACCCCGCATGATCTCCATAAGAATTCCGTGCAACACATCATCATCCTCGTTCTCTTCCAAGATCTCAGGATCCATCAAGCGTACCAAAAGGGACCAAGGATTGTTTCGTACTCCTCATCGCTTAGGTCATCGCTTAGAAACTCCATGCCTACCCAGTTGTCCACTCCAGCAGCTTTGATCAGCTGACAAGCTTCAGCAAGAGCTTCGTACTTAGCTTTCCAGTCTTCTGTATCTTCAGTCTTCAATTGTGACCTCCTGGCCTTCTAGAGAATTCTCGTTAACCGGGCTCAATCGTCCCGTAACGTGATCGTATTGTAGTGTCTGACACAAACCGAGCAACCCAATCGGCCTATTCTTGAGGATCCGCAACTGCACACAGTCTCTCTCTCTGCCGCTTGCCTGTTGATCTCTCTCCGCCGCCACAATGATATCAGGGATCTGGCCGAGTGAGTGGGAGCCTCTAAGATCAGACAGGCGAATTTGAAGACCCTCTTCATGACTACCAGCATTGGAGCGCTTTAGGTGAGAGATGAGGTATAGGGTGCAGCCCGTCTCTTCGACAAGTGACCTTAGATCGGTCATCATCTTATCAATAGCTTTGCGCTCGTCCTCGATAGCTAGACCGCTGATAGCGATTGTGATATGATCGAGTACGATGACATCGCAACCTTCGGCGATCACCAAGTGTCGCAGCTTAGAGACAAGGTTGTCGGACTCGACGGAACCGAAATGATCGTAAAGAAACAGACGATCGCCGTGCTTGTCGTGGAGTTCAGCGAAAGCCGTGAGAGGTAGAGGGTCATCCGGAAGAACACGGACACCCGCCATAATGCCGTACAAGCCTACTGCGGATTGGTACACGGACTCTTCCAGACCTACGAAACCGACTGTAGCTCCAGACTCCAGCGCTTCTCCGACAAGATGTTTAACAATCGTTGTCTTCCCGGAGCCGGTACCAGAAGTCAGCAGTACAAGCTCTTTAGCGCGACGGCCCTTAAGATACTCTTGCAACCCCGACCACACATAGGGTACACCCTCGACGATCCGGCGGTTTACAATGCGGTCCCAGATATCATCGCCGCTGACGAGACCTTCTGGCTGCCACTTCTTAGCCCGCCAGAGCGCTTGACGTAGGTCGGCGCTCTCGTTTGCCTGTACCATTTCACAGGCATCCTTACGGGGCAGGGTTGCGATACGGACCTTGCCGGTTTTGAAGAGTTTTCTAACCTCTTCTACTGCTTTAGCGCCAGCTTCATCCTGGTCAAAGCAGAGTACAATCTCGTCGTAGCTCTCCAGGAACTCAAGACTTCTCTTGACGGCCTTAGCAGCGCTGGACGCGCCGTTGGGTAGACTTACAACAGGCCACCCCGACCCGGCGAGTGCTTGGTAGCACGCGATCGCGTCGAGTTCCCCTTCAGTCACAATGATCCTGCGCCCGCCAGATTGGCAGACATCTTGACCGAAGAGAGACACAGTGGAACCCGGCCCGAGGATCTGGAAACTCTTATCAGCGAATCGAAGCTTCTGGACCGAAGGTTTGCCAGAGCTGTCGAACCACTGTGCTACTTGACACGGGCGCCCCTTGTAGTTCGCCAGCCCATAGCGGTAGTGCCGACAGGAGTTCAGGAACAACCCGCGGCCCGTCAGATTGTCATAGCTGATTTCAGCTTGCGGGATCAGGTCTTGTCCACTCACAGCAGAGACTCCAGAGAAAGTGTGTTCGGGCTCTACTGAGCCGACTTGAGTACAGACATGACAGTACGTCATACCGTCCGAGCGCCGCGCGAGAGATCTAGACGCCCCGCAATCCTCGCAAGCTGTCCTCTCCCCGCTCCACTGCTTCGATGATTCGTCTAGCCCACTCAACAGTATCCTCCATTCGAACCATGACCAGCCATTCGCCCTCGTTCTCCCTAAGGAGCACTGTGGGGATTTCGGAAGCCTTGGCGTCCTCTTTAGCTTGCTGCATGAAATCGGCAGCCACAACTCTTCTGTAACGCTTGACTTCTAGATGAAGTCCATCAGGTCCACCCATGAGATCCGAAGCAAACTGTCCGGATACTTGGGCGGACCTGATACAGCCGGGGCACTTCCAAATTCTACGTACTTGATCACGAGCTTCTAGCTCGCCTCGTTTACCTTTATCTCTGGAAGCTTTTCCCATGCTACTGCTTATCCCGTGAGACTAGAAGTTCTGTCCTTCCTCAATCTGCGGTGCGATTGCTTCCTCAAAGTCTTCGTCTTCGATCGCAGCGCCTTTGAACGCAGTGCCGCCTCCGCCGTCGTACCAGCGAGGCATGGCGATCTGGGCCCCGGTCATACGCATACCGCCACGGTACTTACCGCCCATCGGATAAATGAAAGTCTCCACCTCAACGCGAAGGATCGTGCCGTTGGACAGAGACTTACCCTCCTCGGGTTTGAACTTCTCTCCAGCTTGGTCGTACAGGGGAAGAGCTGACGACCAGGGCTGCCCTTTACGCCGCCCGCTTTTCGTGATGCCTCCCGCTTTCTTCTTAGGTCGGCATACGACCATTCCCGTTTCGTTACCGTCCTCATCCTCTTGGTCTTTGAAGGGTGAGAAGTCCTCGCTCTTCTTCAGCTTTTTGCCCTTAGTGTTGCACTCAACCGTGAAAAGCTCTTCGAGCGAATCGTTAACAGCAGCGATAAACTCGCTGTGGTTTCCTTTGTTTGGATCCAACAGGAGCATAGCGCTGTAGCTCCCTTTATCGTCAGGATCAGGGGTGCCCCCTTTGGGAGTATACACGCTCGGCTCAATCAGATGCGGCCAGAGCGCGGGAACAAGCGGTGATGTAATAGCAGTCATGCAAAAAAGTAGGTTGAGTTGTTTAGTTGTTCCACATCAAGGCTTCCGTACTCAGGGAGCTTTGGAAGTTGAACGTCTTCAGGAAGGCAAGATTGTAGCTCGTCGCGCAGAGTTTTCAATAGGTCTACTTCGAATACTTCGACGTAAGCCTCTCGAAGCGACCGCGCCAGCAAGGGGGCATCGTGCGCATGACACGCAAAGCTGTCGTGGATCATTGCAAAGTGTGTAACTCCTGCCATGCTTGCCAGGTTGATCGTCCGGACCATCGCGGCGCTGTCGAGAGAATGCACGTAATTCGGTGAGAAACCATTACGGGCTTTACGGCTGTCCACGCGCTTATCGGGCTCCCACACACGAACAGTCATGTTTCCACTTCCAGCGGACTTCATCATCACTCGCTTGCGGACACCCGTGATGTACTGTTGGATGCAATGGAAACCCGTAGGTGTGCTCCACTCAGTTTGCTTCCCGTATGCTGCCAGGAGATCTGAAGCGTCCCGGAGCCAGTCCATACACTCTCGGGCTTTAACCACAGTATCCCCGACAGCGTCCCAGACTAGATTCCCGATCCACGTCATCGCCTTGTAGCTCTCCTTCGGTGCGAAGGGCGCCTCGTCCGCGCTTAGATTCAAGTCTCGGACCGTGTCGTGGTACCAATCAGTCATGTAGTGCTGACAGGAGAACCGAGTGCTGCCGTACGGCAAGGTCATAACGGGACGCTTGGTAGCTTTGCGCGGGATCTTACCGTCATAGAAACGATCGCACATCCTCAAGATACCCTTAGCCCATCTACGGTGCTTCAGTTCCTTCGCGGATTCAGCGTGACTCGAAGCAATGCTCCGCAGCTCAGCGGTCACCTTGTCTGCCACATCTGAGTAGATATCCTGGGGCTCAGATGTAGGAGCGCAGTTCGTCGAGCGTCCTCCCCGCTCATCTCGTGTCAGCAGTGAAAAGATCTGGAGCCCGTTGTTCGAACCGTCCATAGCGATCGGAAGATGCGAGACGAAGTTACGGGAATCCTTGTACCAGTCTGAATACTCGAAGCACCACGCCAGAAAGCAGAAAGGCTTGTCTGCCTCAGTCCACCAACGATTGTCAATTGGGTTCTCGCCGCAGTCTACGATCTTGGCAGAGTTCTCGTGGACCCAGCTGATCCTATCAGCCATAGAACACTTGTCTTCGCCCCAGCAATTAGCTCCGTGGATCTTGAACCAATCTACTGATCCAGCTGTAGACAGCGGCTTGCCGTGCGCAAACTCCAAGGATCCTCGGATATGATCTGTTCCCTGGTAGTTAAACCAAGCTCCGAAAGGGTACAGACGGCCCCGGAAGTCAAAGAAGTGCGGGAAGTACAGACTATCTTTCTCAAGGTAGTGTTCGACCAGAGCACGAGAGACAGCGTGGCGTCTCGTCTGACCTTTGCGCTCTTGGCTGTGTCGAAAGAATCTGTGCTTCAGTCTTCCGTACGTCGCCCAACCCTCGTCGCCTTTGACAAACTCATGCGTGGGCTTAGTTGGGAAAACGGGCTCCGGTGTCAACAGTCCGGTGTCCGGCCACTCGTGCTTAAGCGCCAAGCAGTAGATTTCCCAGACCCTTGAGTTGATGCGCCAAGGTGTCCGCTGCGCCGTGTTAATCGCACGGTAGACCTCGTCCGCACCAGAAGTGGGAAGGCTCTCTCGTTGCTGCCTCGTGCTCGCTCGGATGATGTCAGTACAGCGCGGCATGAACTCGTGGTACCCGCCGGGCTCGTCCGGTCCCCAATCCAGCGGCGGCTCTGTGATAGGTAGAGGCTTGACAGTCGCCATAACCATAGCACCCGCAGCCGTCTGGAGCCAGGTTTCGACCTCTGAGCTAAGACGGACGAACTCCGAGAAGCCTTTCCTAAAATCATGCTCACTCCTGGATCCGGCGAGCGTGTAGAAATGGAGAAGATCCGTGCAATGCTTGAAAGCATCAATGAAGAACATACCGACAGCCGAGCAGTCCCCGCCGTCCCACTCGGGCATATCCTTGCTTCTCTTGATAGCGCTCTTGATCGCTTGTCGCTTATCGGACAAACCCTGATACCTTCGCTGAACGTGGTGGCTCCAGAAAGTAGGATCTTCCTCCGCAATATGCTGGAGGATCATTTCCTGTTTCAGCGCTTCGCCAAGAGTTCTCCGGAGCTTCGAGGTAGGTACCTCCTCAGTCGATGCCCCCAGGGTGTTGATAACTGTACGCGTAGCCGCCGCAGCTGCCCTAAGGGAGCCCAGCTCTCCGAGCATCTGCCGGATACGCATAGGTTTACTCTTGCGACGATTCTTGACCCCGTCGCTACCCTTAAGCCAAGTCCTGCAATACTCGTGGACAGCCCCGGCAGCTTCAGCCGCCAGCCGCGCCCCTGGTCCTGTCTCGATCAAGCGCCCCGCAGCTCTTTTTTCTCGTAGCATCTCTTGGACATCCTTCTGTCCAAGGTCAAACATGAGGGAGTAGATATCAGAATCGACGGAGTCCTTGGGCATTCACGCTAATTTTGCACGGGAAGGAATCGAAGGGCGTACTCTATGACTTGGTCGATTCTAGCTCCTCCGATAAACAGGAACAAGAGTACAAGCGCTTTTTTCCAGTTCTCCACGAGCCACCTACCGATCAGAAGTTGAATGATCCGTGTCTCCTGCGCTGGAGCCAGATGATCGAAGCTGAACACGTCCAGGTGTAGCGCCTGGCCGACCACCAGCACGCCAGTTCGGTAGTTGACCGCCTTCAAGGACACGGTTACTTCCTTGCCGTACTTGGTCACATACTTCTTATCCATCGTGTATGACTGGATCTCGCCGCGCAGCAGACGGCTAAACTCTTCCTCATCCGCGACAATGTCATCGCGAACAGTGACATTTTGAAAGGTCATACCTTCCAACTCGTTTACTGCGTAACCCAACAGTTCGGAGAACGCGGGGTTGACAAGACGCAACACCCCCGTCGGACTCACAAAGGCAATCGCCTCTCTAGTCGTGTTCCACAGGAATGCCGACAGTTCGTCTGAAACTAGCTGTAACCGGAGGGTCTCAACGAGTTTATCGGTTTCGTTCGACATTGTTCTTATTTTGTAAACAAAAAGACCCGAGCACCAGTCAAGGTACTCGGGTCAAGAGAAGCGACAGCTGTTACTCTTAGCTCACAGAGAGATCAGCCGGCAGCCCGCTCCCCGGGAGATACGGAACATTAGTACACGTCAGAGTTTGATCTGCGGTACCTTGGTCCACGCCCGGCGCAAGGTTCAGGAAACGGAAAGAAGGATCAACGAAAGCAGACGTATCAATACCCGTAATAGAGTTGAACTGAGTTTTCAGCGCACCCGTGTTATTGCCCGTCCAGTTGATACTCTGGATAACGAACTCTGGCTCGAAACCCACAGGAGCGTACAGCGTGCCGTTGGTGCCAGTGGTCGTAGTGAACTGAATTCGAGATTGAGATCCCGCTGAAGCCCGCGTGTGCGGAACACCAATGGGTCCAGTCCAGATTCCGCTGTCCTGAACATCAACGTTCTTGGCAATCCCGATCTGAATCATCGGGCGCCCTGGTGCAATCGTGTAGAAGAAACTATCCTGGATAGTCACGTCCCCGCCGCAGAATCCTTCGTCGTCGTAGAAGGTCGGCTGTTGGTTAGGGTTAGGCCAAGAGATCGTTAGGATTCCCTCGGTCCCTACCCAGGATCCATCGCCAAGCGGGTCAGCGAAAGGATCGGGCGGTGGCCACGCGTTCTCGCCAGTTACATCGAAGTAACCGTTTACGTACAGGTCTTGTAGAATCAGAGAGTCTCGGATTAGGAGATCCTGGTTCGGTCCGTACCGCGTAAGTGAAGCAGCGTTTCTGAACTTTGCCCGAGAGCTGTACTGCGATACGAAGTGATCGTACGTAGTAGTTCCGGGGTTAGGCTCGGGGAACTGGTTGCCAGATCCAGGGTTACCGTCGTTGCCTCGCAAGGTCTGCTGAATGGCCTGTCCACCGCAGCGGTAGATCCGCAGGTACTCTCGACTCTCATCGCCCCAAGGTGTATCACGCTGATAGATAGCGTGTTCCCAGGACCACGGGAAGTCAACGTAGCAGCCGTGGAAGCTAAGAAGCAAGTCATACGTAGACATGCCCCACTTCTGACCGCGCCCCGTAAGCGGGTACGAGACGTCATCACCATCAAAGCGGCAAAGGTGGAAGTTGAGCGATTGCCCCGCCTCACCCTGTGCGCTCCATCCAGCTTCTAGGCACTGCGAGCCGCCACCGGCGAAGCGCATACCCCAACAGTGGATGTCACCGGCCCACCCTACATTACGGACATCTGTGTTGCCGCCGAGAAACCCAAACACAGAGCCTGGGTTAAGGCTTTCACCCGTTGTCTCATCTGCGCCGACAATACGATACTGGAAGTTCGAGGGATCGAGCGGAGTAGAGAGCGTCAAGTCATCCGCGATTCCGCTAACAGAGCGCATAGCCGCGGTCTTGTCGGCTCCGCCTGTCCACGGCGCAATAAAGTGAAGCTCGTAGTTCTGCTCATGCGGGATATGACAAGCGCTTACGTTCGTACCGACAAACTTTCCACTGACGAAAGTGAACCCGGCACCCCGTCGTTCGGTTCGCGCCGGAAGACACACACCGATCACCGAAGAACCGTCTTCTGCAAGCTCGATAGTTCCATCCGCTACTTGAGATCGAAGAACTGCGCCAGCGACCTGCATGGCGTGAGTCTCGCCTGTGTAGTTCGTCAGATCGACAACATGATCGAAGGTGTAACCAGGAGCCCGGTAGCCTGAGGGCAAGCCGGTATCTCCGTCAATGCCCTGCGGCTGTACGTCACCTTGATCTCCGATCGGCTCACCGCTGCCATTAGGGCTGAACCCCTCGGGCACGATACCGTCCGAAAGCACAGACGGATCAGATTCCTGGGCTGACGTGTCTTCAGCAGTCAGGTAGTAGTAGTACGTGGTCGTAGAATCCAACCCAGTATCAGTGTACTCACGTGCAGCTGTGCCGAGTGCATCCGTAACAAGAACGTACACCCCACCACGCGGATTATCCGTGCGGTACAGGTTGAAGTTCGCCAGGGCGGGCTCAGTGAAGTTGTAATCCCAAGTGATTTTGACTTCATTCAGAACCGGCGAGGTTACACCAACGTTAGTCGGCGGTTCCGGAGGATCACCCGTTCCAGAATCAGTCGGCGTGGCGGCGATCTCGTTAGAATCAGCCGAGCGGTTACCGCTTTCATCGTAAGAACGAACAACGAAGAAGTACTCCGTGTCGTTCGTCAGACCGCCCACCGTAACACTAGTTAGAAGCGCAGCGTTGACGTAGGTATAGGGACCCGCCGACACCGTGTGGTAGCCCACTTCGTAGCCAGCAAGATCAGCGGCAGCGACTCCGCTCCACTCGCACTCGCAGCTTTCATCAAGTGCGTTTACGCCGGTCAACGTAGGAACAGGCGGCGGAACGATGTCGGTCGTGTCAGTCGTGACAGACACTTCGGACGAGGGCGTACTAGTGGTTCCAGCCGCGTTTACTCCACGCAAACGGTAGTAGTACGTAGTACCTTCGAGTAGACCCGCGTCCACGATGTTAGTACTGACAATCGAAGAGGCTACTTCAACGAAGCCGGTGCCCGTTTCAAGCGACCGCTCAAGATTGAAAGAAACGGTACCGCCCGTGGGGTTGTCCCAGCTGAGATCGACGCTGTTCTCGTCGAATGCGTCAACAGCGAGACCAGTCGGGACTCCCGGAGGGTCCCCGCCGCTCGATCCATCAGTCGGGGTAGCCGAGACAACTTCAGATTGTCCTGAAAGCTGCCCACACTCATCCTCAGACAGAAGGTAGTAGAAATACTCGACATCGGCGGTTAGCCCGGTGTCCATGTAGCTACCGTCAGTTGTCAGCCCAACGAGCGTATACGCGGTAGTGCGCTCCAGGCTCCGATAGACTCGATAGCGTACCGCCTCGGCCTCGGTCGTCCAGGCAAGGTCAACGCGAAAGTCATCCGCTGTAGCTGTGAGCGCCGTAGGCGGAGCAGGGGCATCTCCGCAATCAGGGGCGGCGCCTAGAAGGTCTTGGACCCTTCGCGCGATTGCGTCGAGTCGTGTTCGGATACGTTCAGAGTAAGCTAGATCCGTATCTTGGAACATAGCTACAAGTCGAGCGAAATCGGTGCGTGATCTTTGAGCCATTAAGCTTTCCAGTCAGTTGCGAGGATATCTTCGGCATTAGGGTACCACGGTGCGACTACGCCGTCTTTTCGAAGGCACAGAAAGATAGGCACCGATAGGCGACGTAATCGGGCAGCTGCCCTTTGGATTACTTTAGCATCAGCGTAATAGCTGATCCTGTTCTTTGGAGCAGTCGGGGAAACAGCTGAGTGATCGCCTTCCTCAACCTTGGCCTCAAACTCTCTTCGTAGGTTTTGGAAGGTCTCCCATTCTTTGAACATGTCTTCCGAGGCAAGCGAAAGAGCGGCAGTGGCTTCCTCTTCAGTTTCAAAGACCGAGAAGTGCGAGCACATCCGACCGTTAAGGTGGATCACCCACTCATACTCAGGACCATCAAGGTCCTTTTCGATCTTCGGGTCAGCTACGCGGACCCATTTATAGGGCCGGTTGCCCGTGCGCCTAGCTGTCTTGCCCGCCCGCAATAGGGGCAGGATCTCTTCGAACATCATTTCGGTCTAGCGCGTAAGCGGCGCTTCTGAGCGTTTTTGGTGTGGTGTGTACATATTCCATCGTCTGGTCAAGACTGGAGTGGCCCATAATTCTAGAAACCGTTTCCACCTCAACCCCGGCGTCTAGCAGCCGCGTACAGAAAGTGTGTCTTAGATCGTACGGAACATTCTCGGGACCCAGTCGCACTCTACTCCAGAAAGCTCGCCAGCGCGAATCCGAAACGTTCTCCTGGTTTGAGTACCACCAGCAAAGAGCCTTAAACACTCGGTCCGTCATAGGGATAATCCTATACGACAGCGTACCTTTGCGCGACTCAAGGACAAAGGTTTTCTGACTCCAGTTGACACGGCCCCAGTCAAACCTCCGCCACTCCGTAAGGCCCCGCATGCCTCCGTCTCGCATGAGGCAGTAGATGACCTTGCAGTGATCGTCACGGTCCGCGCGGACCCTAGAATCCAGCTCTGAGAGGGCCGATCCCGAAAGGAACGCGGAAACCTTCTGATCCCTGGCTCTCCTACTAAGGGTGATACCTAGCTTTTTGAGGTCTGTGGCGTACCTGTTTACGGTCGTATTCCGGACCCCTGTAGCGGCGAGGGCGTCCGAAGCCCGTTTCGGGTCAATGTCAGAACATCTAGGATTCCCCAGCTTGTTGGCTACAGTCTTGATCCGCCGCTGGAACTCTTCGCGACCAGCGTGGTTGACTAGGTTGTCTTCCAGGTACTGCTCTAGCCGCTTTAATAGTGTGTCGTTACTCATTGCTTCCTTCTCTCTGTCCACAACATCCAAGGTACCGTCAGTAGTCCTAAGATCACGATCGGTACAACCGCGTTAACTAGGTATTCCATTATGAAAACGGCCCCGACCTAAAACTAAGCCGGGGCCTAGCCTAACCGGCTTCGGCTACGATCCTCTCACAGACCGCTTGTTTCTAGAAATTGTATACAGGGTAGAAGTCTCCGAAGTAGACTAGCACGTGTTCAGTTGAGTAGCCTCGGCGTTCAGCTTCGTCTTCGGCCAGTCTGTAGGCTTTATCTTGAATTTCGCCAATGGCCATTAAGTCATCGTACTCGATGAAAACACTGTACGAGTGGGCCTCTCCGCCCGGCTCGGTCACTTCACACTCAAACTCTACACTTTGCTTATGCGTCACGATACACGTAATGGTCTGGGAAACCCCCGTAGGGTACGACATGCTCAATAAGATCAGTAGCCAGATACGCCTCATAACCGACGACTGAAAAGCGCCCAGCTGCGAATTGAAAAAAGTTCAATCCCATTCGGCGGCGCAGAGGTTTGGCCGCGTCCTCGCCTAGCGTAGACAGTACTCCCGTCAAACTCGGCTCAGTAACCTGGGGCGGCAAGAACAGCAAAAGCTCGGACACCGGCTCTTGGTGTAGACTGGCCGACAGAACATCAATAGCTCTATTGAACCTACCCTCATCCGTGTAGGCCGTGTGCTCTTGTCCTAGGTACCTGATCTGTCCGGAGAGTTTTTGGCGTTTGAGTGCTTTAATATCAGCAACCGCGTACCCCTCGACACTCGCTACAGCGCCTAGTGCCAAAGCTTGCTTGAGCGAATCGGTGTGATGGATCAAAAACTCTCTGGCTAGTTGCGCGGCTGTCATAGATCGAACCCGTTGTTAGGGGCTTGTCGTTCTTCTACGTGGAGAGTCTGGCCGCCAATAACGGTATTGTCAGCGCCAGGGCTCGGCGAGTACACCT